AGAATAATAAATCTAATAAAAATAATAAATCTAATAAAAATAATAAATCTAATAAAAAATTTAATATTAATAAGTTTTTAGATGATTTAGATAAATAAATAATTTTTAATAAGTTTTACATATAAAACTTATTATTATTTAGACACCTTTAAAATTATTTTTATATTGGGTGGATAAAGTACTACTTTTGTCATCTCTTTCGCCATTATCATTTTATTATTTATATACATTTTTGTTATTTTTACAAATAATGACCTTTCTATTGTTATAAAAAGGCATAATAATTAAAAAAATTTGATAAAAATATATAAAAAGATTATATCATTATACATAATGGCAAATTATATTACTACACAAGAAGATATAGATAAATTGATTGATCTATATTATAAACAACCAAAAATTTTATATGAGCATCTTTTTGCATCATATAATCAACTTGTAGAAGAAATAATTCCATATTGTCTAATTCAAGAACCAAATTATTTTTATCAAAATGTGATAAAAGATTCTATTTATTATCATGGTTTTAAATGTTCTAATATTAGAATTAAACCTCCGATTTTTGATAATGATAATGAAATTAAATTTCCAAGTGATGCTCGAAAAAATCATTTAAATTATTTTGCTACTATTGTTGCTGATATTGTTCAAGTATTAGAAAAAATAGATATTGTAACAGGTGAGAAAACAATAAAAGAAATTGGAGAAGTAGAAAAAGAAGCATCACTAGCAAATATACCAATTATGGTTCGTTCTAAATATTGTTCAACACAAATAAAAAAAGATTTACACGGAGAATGTAAATATGACCCTGGCGGTTATTTTATTGTTAATGGTCAAGAAAAAATAGTTATATCAATTGAAAAAATGGTTGATAATAAAGCATTAGTTTTTACAAAAAAAGAACCATCTTTTTTATACTCTGATGGACTTATTTATATTACACAAATTAATTCTAGAAAAAATGATTGGTCTGATAATTTACAAATTGTTACACTTAAAAATAGAAAAAATAATGATTTAGTTTTAACAACATCATCATTGGTTGATGTACCTTTATTTGTATTATTTAGAGCATTTGGTATAGAATCGGATCAAGATATAATTTCTAAAATTACATATGATTTAGATGATGTTAAAATGATTAACTTGTTACGTAGTTCAATGGAATATTCTACTGATGATAATGGTGTTCCAATTAGAACTAAAGAAGAAGCTATTGAATTTCTAAGTTCTAAACTTAGAAGAAATCGTATGATTTCTCAAACTGATGAAAACTTGGCTAAAATTCAAAGAAAAATGAAGTTAGAGAAAACCCTTAGACAAGATTTTTTACCTCATTTAGGAGAGGATATACCAAAGAAAATAGCATATTTAGGATACATGGTAAATAAACTTTTAAGTGTTTGGTTGAAACGTATTGATCAAGACGATAGAGATGCATTGCAAAATAAACGTATTGAAACACCTGGTATTCTTATTGGTCAATTATTTAGACAGAATTGGTCTAAAATGTTAAAAGAAATTGGTAAATTATTTGCAAAAAAAAATACATCGGACGAAACACCTATTAATATTATGAATCAAATTAAACCTTCTGTTATTGAACAAGGTATTAAAACGGGATTATCTACAGGTATTTGGGGTATAAATAAAACAAAAAAAGGTGTAGCTCAAGCATTACAACGTTTATCTTGGATTCAAGCAATTTCTTATTTAAGAAGAGTTATGGCACCGTCATTAGATTCTTCTACATCAAAAGTCACATCGATTCGTCAAGGTCAAAACTTACAAGCACAGTTTTTATGTTTAACAGGTGATACTGAAATTCTAATGGGAAATGGTATAGATACAAAATTAATAAAAGATATTGTGAATAGTGATTCTGTTACATCAATTAATACAAATAATTTAAATCAAGAACCAACTTTTATATGTAATAAATTTGGAAAAATACCAGAAAAATTATTAGAAATAAAAACAATAAGTGGTAGAAATATTAAATGTACACCTGAACATGAGTTTTTAATTGTTCAAAAAGGTAAATATATATGGAAAGAGGCTAATAAATTAAATTCAGAAGATAAACTTATAATTAGACATACAGAAAAACATATATCTTTAGGTAAAGAAATGAATATAATTATTAATGAAAATGAAGTATCTGAACAATATAAAATGGATTTATTAGAAGGGGGGTATTTAAATAAAAAAATACCATTAGAAAAACTAGTTATTATTGCAAGATTATTAGGTGCATTAAATATAAATGGCAAAGATACTATATTTAATCAAAATAAGAAAGACAATTATCGTATTATTTTTAATCTTGGTGAACAAAAAGATGTATATCAAATTACTGAAGATATTTATAAATTAGGATTTGGACTACCTATTGTTTCGAGATCTAATACAAATTTTATTAATAAAAAATTAGGCAGAGAAACACAAGTTCAACATTGGAGAGTATCAAAAGATGGTGCTTTTTCCTACTTATTACATTTACTTGTAAGAAGTAAAAATATAAATCAAACTAAAAATGTTCCTAATTGGATTATTAATGGAAATAGATTAATTAAAAGAGAATATTTGTCTGCTTTTCAAGGTTGTAATGGAAATAAAATAAGTTATCAAATAAATAATCAAAGCAATTTAACTTTAAAAACTTGTAAAATAGTTTTAGAACCAACATGTCAAATTACTTCAATTAATTTTGTGGAAGATACTAAACGATATTTAAGTCAAGTATCTATGTTATTTAGCGAGTTTGAAATTAAAACAATAATTAAACAAGATAATACAAATAAAAAAAGAATATTATTGGTTTTTGAAAATACAATAGAAAATATAACTAAATATTCTGAGTGGATAGGATATAGATATTGTAATGAAAAAACAAAAAAATCAGCTCCTGTTATTGAATATTTATTAATAAAAAAAGAAAATTCTAAACTTGAAAATAATGGTGATTTGATAGAAAAGCAAGAATTAACTATACATAAAAATAGAATTAAAAATAAATCTATTTCAAAATATACTTGTGAAAATAATTATGAAGAATTTTTAAAAGATAATTTACTTGAAAATGATTTAGTATCAGTAAATATTAAAGAAGTTAACGAAATACTTCCTGAAATGGTTTATGATTTTACAACTTTATCAGATAATCATAATTTTATTGCTTCTTCAATTACAACTCATAATTGTATTTGTGAAACACCAGAAGGGCAAAAAATAGGTATTGTAAAATCACTTGCAATGATGTCATCTATTTCACATCAGAATTCATCACAAGACGATATAATACGTGCTATTTTAAAAACTACAAAGATGAAACATCCTGCAGATATTGATTCTTTACAAATGAAATCATTTATTAAGATTTTTATTAATGGTGATTGGGTTGGTATTTGTAAATTAACGGAAGGTAATGAAATTACTAATCATTTGAAAATATCACGTAGAAAAGGTTTAATTGATAAGTATACAACAGTTTGCTTAGATTATTCAAGAAAAGAAATTAAAATCTATTCAGATGGTGGACGTTTAATCAGACCTATTATGATTGTATCTAATAATAAATTAGGTTTATCTAAAGAAATAATTGATGATATTGACAAAGAATTACTTTCTAAAGACAGTAATAAAGGATGGAAAAGAATTTTATCTAAATATCAAAATTTAGTAGATTATGAAGATATTGAAAGTTCTAACTATATTATGTGTGCTGATAATTATTATAGATTAAATGAATCTGAAGTAAATAAAAATCGTAAAGTAGAAATTGTCGATTCAAGTAAAATTAATCGTTATGGTGATTATAGGTGGATAAAATATTCTCATTGTGATTTTCATGCTTGGACACTATTGGGTATTATTGCGGGTAATATTCCATTTAGTAATCATAATCATGCAGGACGTAATATTATTCACTTTTCTCAAGCAAAACAATCTATTGGAGTATATTTGACTAGTTATAAAGATCGTATGGATATTTCACAAATTCTTTATTATCCACAAGTGCCTATTGTCACAACTAAAACTATGGAATATAATAACTTGTTAGATTTACCTTATGGTGAAAATGCAATTGTTGCTATTGCATCATATAATGGTTATAATCAAGAAGATTCAATCATATTTAACCAAAGTGCTATTGATAGAGGTATTTTTAGAGCTGATACATTAAAAAAATATCATTCTAAAATTGATAAAAATCCATCAACTAATCAAGATGATATATTTACTAAACCAGATAAAAATAAAGTAGCTGATATGAAACAAGGTAACTATTCTAAATTAAATGATAAAGGTATTTGTCCTGAAGAAACTGAAATTCAATATGAAGATTTTATTATTGGTAAAGTATCACCTATTCAACCAACAGGTGATAATAATAAAGTATACAAAGATAACTCTGAAATTTTTAAATCAAATGTTCCTGGTGTAATTGATAGAGTTCATTCTGGTATATATGATGCAGAAGGTTATGAAATGTATAATGTTCGTGTTCGAATGGAAAGAATTCCTGTAATTGGAGATAAATTTACTAATAGACATGGACAAAAAGGTACTATGGGTATTGCTATTCCACAAAAAGACATGCCTTTTACTTCAGAAGGAATGATTCCTGATATAATTATGAATCCTCATTGTTTACCATCACGAATGACAATAGGACAATTAATTGAATGTGTTGCTGCTAAGATTGGTGCAATTGAAGGAACATTTGTAGATGGTACCCCATATTGTGATTATGATGTTCGTAAATTACCTGACATATTAGAAAAACTTGGATATAATAGATTTGGTAATGAAATATTATATTGTGGTATGACTGGTAAAAAGATTCAAGCAGAAATATTTATGGGTCCTACTTATACTGTTAGATTGAAACATATGACAGCAGACAAATATCACTCTAGAAGTCGTGGTCCTCGTCAAGCATTAACAAGACAACCATTAGAAGGTCGTTCAAGAGATGGTGGTCTTAAGATTGGTGAAATGGAGAAAGATGCAATGATAGCTCATGGTATGGCACAATTTTTAAAAGAAAGAATGATGGAAACATCAGATATTACAAAAGTATATATTTGTGATGATTGTGGATTGTTTGCAGCTAAAGTAATTGATAAAGATTATCATTGGTGTAAAGCATGTCATAACTCTAACCGAATTAGTGCAGTAGTTATGCCTTATGCAGCTAAACTATTATTTCAAGAATTAATGAGTGTAAATATTTTACCACGAATTAGAACTGAAAAAAGTATTTATGCCGATGAAGCTTAATAATATATTTACAGTAGTAGAAATAAAATAATTCTAATTGGAGTATAAATTTTATAAAAGGATATAATTAAAAATTAATTTATTAGATATGTTTACAATATATATTATTAAAAAAATAGTACTTTATACAATTTTATTTATTATGCATGTTTAACTTTAGTATATTAATAGATAAAACTATAAAAAATACTTTCTTTTAATATTAAATTTATCAAAAAATTAAATATACAAGTCATGTTATATGTCTAGTATATATAATGGAAGGAGAAAGTAAAATTTTATTTTACTTTTCATAACTATTTTATGTGTCGAAAGTCTGACTTTCTCATACCTTAAATTCTAAATACTTAAAATACAAAAATAAATATTTAAATTCAAAAAAATATTTAATAGATTTACAAAAGGTACAGTCTATCAAAATGATGGTAAAATTAGTGATTTTTATGATTATACAAAAAATAGAAAAATAAACTATTATTTTTGTAAAAAATACTCGAACTTTAAATATTTATTGAAGTCGTAGACATAAAATACACATAAGTAGAATTAATAAAATGGTAAAATTTAATGATAATTATTTATAGATTTCTTTTAAAGTTTTTTCTAAGTTTATAATTTGTTGTTCGTCTTCGTATCCTGATTTGTCTTGTTCTCTTTGTTTTCTAAGTTGACCCATTTTTTTTTCCACTGATGCTTGTCTTGTTCTTAATAAATGTAATCTTTCTGTTTCTTCTAATTTTATTGTTGCTTTTCTTTCGCAGTTGTCGTTTTCTAATAAATCTAGTCTTTTTTTTTCTAATTTTATTACTTCTGATTTTTCATCTTTCAATTTCCCATTATATGCCATTTCTAAAATGGTATGAGTAAGACTTGTATTTATATTTTCTATCATTTTTTGTCTTTCCTCCACTCGTGGATCATAAATAAACCTTAATGCTTGTACCATACCACAACAATCATATTGAGGACTATTAATACTTCCAGTCCTAATTATATTAATTAAATTTAGTGCATCTTTGTTTGTGATATCTTTGTTTGTGATATCTTTTTGTATATTTGGAAAGGTTAAATGATTAAGATTTTTAATATACTCTGTAAATGTATCATCTTTTATAATACATTCAGCATTATTTATAAATTGAACAATTAACCACATCATAATTAAATTTTGTGTCATATCAAAAACACAATTTAACATAATATTATTATAATCATTATTATAATCATTATTATTCCAATTCATATCTTTATATTTTTCTGGAGTTTTATCAGAATATTCTTTCGCATTGGTTTTATCTATAAATTTTATTTCTGGAGATTTCTTCATATAATTATCATTAATACTTATTTTCATCATGTTACCCTTATTTACAATATTATCAAAGTGTTTTTTGGCTCTATCAGAACTTTCCTGTAAATTATTTTCATTAATGTATTTTATAAATGTATTATATATTTTGTCAATAATATTATAATTTACAACACAATTTACGTTGAATTGCGTATTAGACAGTGCAACACCTGGTTCTATCCTACCAATTACTTTTTTATATTCATTATCTTTAATAGCTTCTTGAACCCGTTCGTTATCATTCATTAAGATATTCACATAATGTTCTGTCCAAGTTATATATTTAGTTACATGAACTACTTTTACACCTGTTGATTTTGCTATTATTTCTGTTTCAAAACGCTTGTGGATTTTCTTATCATCTGGATAATTTGTAGATTTATCTTTAAGACCAACTATAACTAAAATACAATTATTTTGTATTTTAATCTCGTCTAATATATTATTAATCTGATTAACTTTGTCATCGTCTAATGTTTTTAAATCTCCTTTACTTGCAAATGGTGATATTTGAAGTATAATATCATACAATTTAGTTTTAGATGGTGGAAAAAGAACAAGGGGCTTATTAATTTTAAAATTATCAAATTCATTATTAAATGTTTCATTATTTGGAAAATAACCAACTTCTCTCTCTGTATCAACAAGTTTATAAATGTTAACTCTTTCTTGTACAATTTTATAACTAGGATCATCATGAAAAATATAATAAAATCGTTTATAACGATTCTCAGTATTACCGGTACATAGAACAATATCTGCATGTAAAGTTGTGTCAGATTTCATATTTTTAAATAATAGATATAAAGCTCCTTCATCATCACATTCTTCACCAATATCAGTAAATACTAATATTCTATTTAAATAACCCCGACCACCAACAAGTTGTTGTAAATCTAAATATTTTTGTTTGTACTTTAAATATTTATTTTTAATATCTAAATTAACATTTTTAATCATGTATATTATAATTTAGAAATATTTTTATATATTTTTATATATTAAAATTATAAATGGAATACTTTTTTACCTTAAATATATATATAATTCAATATAATGATAGATAACATTAATATAAATAATATTGAATTTTATTATAAATATATTCGATCATTTTTATTTGATAATTTATTAATTATTATAGTTTTATATTATATATTAGTCAAATAT